TCTTTGAGTGTGCGGTTGTTTGCCTCAAGTTTACTCACTGTAGCCTCATACTTCGCAACTGTTGTTTGATGGTACATATATCCACCACCAAGAGCACTCACAACTGCAAAAATCATAATCAATTTTAAATACATATTATTCTACTCGTTTTTTAGATCCTATACTATACTTAGTCACTCTTTCCCACTCATTCTTTTCACTGTAAGAAATGATTTTAATTTGAGAAAGTGGGCACGTTGGTTGTTCAATCTTAGATGGATCTACAACTTCTATCAATCCCCAATCAGAGAGAAGTTTAGTAATTGTGTTTCTTCTACCATGATCAGAATCGTCAAAGTTTGTAGGCTTACCATCTAGTGCAAACAACTCTTTGAAATGCACAATATAATACTTGCCTCGCTTGTGTAGGATATGGCAAGATTGGTATAACTTTTTTTCTTTTCTAGATGCGACCCCAATGCGAGTCAGTGTTTCTCTAACCTTAAGGAAATCGTCAGCAGTTTTAAGACGGACCTCCAGTAATGTATCTATACTCACTTCCATTATCGTAATAACTCCTCACGGCGTCTATCCGCCTTTTTCTGTTTTTATTTTTAGATCATTAATCTGCTCTTTGGTGAGGATTTTTACAGCTTCTCTTGCTTTTGATTTACTGTATCCCAAAACCTCGGACAAGAACAAAACATCATCTTGTTCGGATGCTTTAAACCACTTACTGAATCTTTTTCGCGGTCTGATACTATTTAGTAAAAACAAGAATTGAGGCTTCTTTGTGAGAAGGTTATAACGGTTCATTTCGTTCGCATAGAAGATAGAGTCTGGAAAATAAGACAAACCTCTATTCGTTAGAAACGGTTCATAGGATTTCTCCGCCAACGCATCGTTAGCGGAGTCTTCCATAAGGTTTTCTTTTGTTGTGTTTATTGCGTTTAAATAATCAAATGGTTTCATTTTACGGTAATATGTTCATAGTATTTGGTTTCAAGAAGTTCACGATTCTTCAGATGTTCACCTTCAATATCATCTTTTGACTGGCCATAATACTCTACTGCGAGGTGTTTGTCAACCATTAGTTTGTTAACAGAACATTCACGGTCCGATTCGGCATCATACACAAGAAACTCACCGAGAATACGCCCAAACTTTCCTTTAGCATCTTTGTGTGTTTTCAGTGTACTGTGTTTACCAAGCATTGATTTCAAATATTCTTTAGACGCAAGTCCAAATCGCTTTTCCGTTTTATCACGAGTACGGGACTCAGGAGTATCAATACCATACAAGCGAATGCGCTGGTCACTGAGAATAACATCAAAACCAAGATCAATATCAACGTCCACTGTATCGCCATCCACCACCTTTTTAATTTTGCACCTATATTCATACATACTACTTTCCTTGATTAAAATCTAAAACTGTTTGTCCACCACCCTTGGTTATTGCATCCCACTCTTGTGGTGAGACATCATCAATTGAATGATGAAAGGGTGCTGGATTATTTAGATAATCATTCAAAACTTTGGGCTTGTTCTTTTGTTCTTCGTCGTGTACATACAATTGAATCAACGTATAATGCAAAACTTTCATTAAGTCTTTTCGCCATTCAGCAGGCGTCTCACCTTTCTTTCCGTATCGTTTCAGATACTTTTTAGCATTACCGATACAAAATCCTGTCCCGTGACCATCATCAATAATATCTTCGGTCGCTTGAATCTTGCCTCCAGCATAGTGTTGATCGTATGTTGAGTTTACATAGTTAGCAAACTCTTCAATTAGTTCACCTTCATTGAACTTATAATTTGGTGTAATATCACATGGTTTCATAATATAATTCCTATTGCCATCTGTAGAATTTATGTTGACCGATTTGACCAACCGATTGCATACCTCTATCATTTACCCAGTCGGGTGTTACATATGTCGCATGATAATGTGTTGACCCTTCAGTTATACCACGAAAGTCCTCATTTGTCAAGGACTTTTCGGCTACCATCCTCGCTTTAATCCAAGCATGTTCCTCAAAGGGTTCATCATCCAATCCATCACAATACCAACTAAACTGACAAGCATTTTTAACTGGTACAACGTTGCCTTTCCAGTTTACTCTGGTCTTAGCCTGCTTAACTACATCACAAACTGAGTTCGGAAAACGCCCACTCTCAATACGATTTAATACCACATCCGCAACTGCAATCTGTCCAGCAAAATTATCAGATCTTGCTTCATGATATATGTTGAGTGCTAAACATTCAACATCATCAGCACTAACTTCGGGTTCAATCTGTACTGTAAATACCTCTCTTTCAAATACGTTAGGTTCCTCAATTTTCTGTTCTTCAACCTCCTGTTCAATAACAGGTTCTTGTCTATCATTCTTAAGATACCACAACGCACCTACAGCAACAACTATCCATAATCCTAAAGGTAATACCCACAACATAGGACCAAGATATTTTTTCATTTGAAGGCTTCCTCAGGTGTTCTTCGGTTTCCGTGTTTATCGATGAAATAAACTCTTCCGTCATCTAAAACATGAATTTCTTTACACCCAAGAAGCTCAATGATTTCGTCACCTATTGCAGAAGCACCTTTGTATTTGCCCCAAAAATAAGTGGCTAACATACATGCTAAAGTTAATAAAGTTTGATAGATGGGATCCATCGCTTTCTCCTTATTTAAACTCGCAATCATGCATAACTTCTGTTAAGAAGGATACTATATTTATCTCCTGGTCGGAAACAAAAGCTGCTTGATATTGATATCTCCCCAAATGGATAATCATTTGTGGAATTGACGTAGGATCTAATATAGAGTCCATAGCGTCAAAAATTTGCCTAAACAAAGAAGTAGGATCTTTATCTAGATTTTCTGCTACCCACTTTCTCATGGCAGGAAAGTTTTTATCTTTCATCAAAGATACTAATGTGTCCAGCGATACGTTTTCTACAACAGATAAGATTCCAGTGTCGATCTTTCCGGTAGCAGAATATCTCTGAAGTTCATTTAGTGTTCTTCGAAAATCGGGAAAATATTTGAGAATGAATTTGACTAGAACTTTGTCTTCAGCCTCAACTCCTTCTTTCTTTAGAATTTCCTTGACCCGAGTAAAGAACTTTGATGCCAATTCTTTATCAGACTTGTTGATGTCGAAATTGATTACTGAGCATCTACTATGAATAGGCTCAATAATTCGATTGACAAAATTACAAGTCAAAATGAATCCACAGTTCTGCGAGAACTCTTCGATGAAGTTTCGAAGAGCAGGCTGTGTTGATTGTGGGTTTAGATAATCTGCTTCATCTAGAATGACGTATTTACGACCACCTTTGATTGAGGTAGTAGAAGCAAAAGATTGAATCTCGTTCCTCAAAGTGTCAATGTTTCTATCAAGAGATCCATTGATAACTAGATAAGAACATCCAAGATCTTCTAGCATTGCTTTTGCAGCAGAAGTTTTACCTACACCAGCTCGACCAGAAAGAATCATATTAGGCACCTTTTCTGAGCGCACAAACTCAGAAAAGGTACTCTTCAATTCTTCCGGAAGAATGATGTCACTGACAGTTTTGGGTCGATATTTCTCGACCCACAAAACATCCTCTAACATTACTCACTCCAATCATTCTGAATATGTTGAACCCGTTTCCATTGCAATCCAATATTGAATGTCGAATCCAGTTGACATTTTATCAGAATTTTTAAAGTGTGTCAACTCACCCATTGTGATACTCACATCATAGGTGTTTGGGATGATCTTGAAACTGTCATAAGAGAATACGCTAACGAATTCTGCAGAAGTTTCTCCAACATCAATCCAATAAACATCCGAATCTGGATTTCGAACATCCAGTGCTGCAATGGAAATCTTATCACGATTGCCACGAAAGACAATGTTGGGAAGACCCAGTACACCACCAAGACGGTAGACTTTTTCAAGCACATTTGCCGGCAAAGTAAAAGATACTTCAGGTGCGCCTACTTCGATTTCTTGATCCGGAGATACGATCAATGCTGGATCAGACATTCTGTACCGACAGCCATTATCAGAAGATCCTAATTCTAAAGATTGATTTTCGATATTGATATTGATATCTGGATTGTCCAGTGCAGACATAACTCCCAGAAATTTATTCAAATCGTAGATACCGAAGTCTTCAGAAAACGAATCTTCGATCTTAGCTTCAGCCAAAATGTTTTGCGCTTTCGACATAGTTTTAAGAACATTGCCTTGGCGAAACAAAATGCCTGGATTGATCGTAGAAAAGTTTTTTAGTACCGCTAACGTGTTTTCACTTAATTTCATATCCATAACTATCCTTAATAATAGTAAACGCTAATGATATCACAAAACTTTATATTAGTCAAGCCGCAGTCTCTTCAGCAGGAGTTTCTTCCTCTGCGGGAGTTTCTGCAATTGCTTCATCAGGGTTTACTTCCTCAAAAGTTTCCATGAGCCTAGCGGTCATGAATTCTTTCGCTGCAGTCAGTTGATCCAATTCAAATTGAATCTTCTGAGATTTTGTGTTGATATCCTGAACTTGAGCAACAAGATACTTTTGAGTATCATTTAACTGCTCTTCAGTGTATTCAACGCCGTTTACTGTAATCATAATTTACTCCTTAAGGTTTGTAGTAAACAAATATAGGCTCATACTTATGAATAGAACCATTTATCACGCAACTATTTTTGAAAGTTGCTTGCTCGTCGGAAACCCTGTTTCCTCCAGGCATCTTCGCAAGAGCCATCTTCAAGAATCCTTTATATTCCATTCCAAGCCCTTCCAAAATTTCTTTGCTATCATCTTCTAGCGGTAACATATCTTTGCCAAGTTTTATATCAGCAATGTTCCACAAAAGATATCGATCATTCCTTAGATACTCTACAGCAGTCTTTAGTGTCGGCTGTAGAAATCCTTCCTTCCAAACTTCATACGTATCAAACTTCTTGTAGGATTGTGCATCATCTTCCGAATATGCTTCCTTAGAAAAATATGGAGGTGATGTAAATACCATATCCAATTTTCCACGATACTTCTGAAAATTTTCATCTTCACCTATGACTTCTGATCCTAATTGGTAGATATCAAAAGTGTTTGACTTTTTAAATAGTGTTCCTTCGTTCTTAGTTTGATTATAGAAATCGGCTAAGTGTTCATATTTAGTAGTCTTTTTACCGCCAACGTATATTGTATGGTCGGTGTTTGGATCTGTTCCAATATAATGAATTTTCTTGGACGATCTTACCGCCATTGCTCCCAGTATTCTTCCGCCCCATCCGCTTGATGGGTCATAGATATTAATAGTGTCTTGATCAGCAATGTGTCTAGTATATTTCTCATACAAATACTTAGCGGTCATCGGAGGAAAGTTAACTGCATACTGACACCAAGAAATTCTGAATGCTTTTAATCCAACAGGAAATAGTTTTTGACCTTTTTTGTATATTCGAATCTGATAAACAAATCCTTCTCGATCTTCTCCAACATTCCTCTTACATGTTTCGGGGATATTATAACAGGAAAGTTCATCCTTTGTCAAGTGTAAAAATTGAGTTGTTCGTAGATCATCCTTGAAGCCTGTATACTCAGTATCTTTCTTATGGTCAATCCAATAATCGTGTGTGTCGTATACTCTTGCTTTATTTTCAAACCATTCAATAAAACTTTTTGCATCGGTAACCGTGTGGTTTAAACTTCCTATAGTAATCGTTTCTCCAACCTTTACTGTCAGAGAATACGAATAAAAAGAATCACGCTTAAAGTGTCGGCGAGCATACTTTAGAGTTTTCTCTAACAGATCATCGTTTTTGAAATGATCGTATATGGAAAGCCCATCATCATTAGCATTGTAATTAATGCGAGTTTTCATCATAGTGGGGAACCATTGATTAGCAGCATTCCCTAAGTTAGATGAGTTTTTTATAACATCAGATTCTCCGGTACTATCGTCCACTTTCTCAAACTCATGAACCGAATACCCATACATTTTCTTAAATTGATCTTTGATTCCTTCTTCGTCATACCCCACTCTTGGAGGAAATCCTAATTCATCCCAAGCATACACAACCGCTTTGCGCAACTCAACAAACCAATCAACAAACTCATCGTCAGTCATACACATAACTTCTTCGAAAGTTTTGTTTGTTGGATGCTCCATCAGCCAATCATTTTTTTCATAAAATACTTTCGTCATACTTGTTCCAACTCCACATTACTATCAAGTAAAAATTGCTTACCCGATCCTACATTCGAATCATAATCGTCTGCGTAATAGACTGCAGTAATACCGCTCTGGTGTATTAATTTAGCACAATTAATACAAGGCATATGAGTCGTAAACATCACGGCATCCTTACACGATTCAGAACTCTGTGCTACTTTCGCTATAGCATT